GCGGAGTATCCACTATTAAAGTATTAGTAGCTACAGTAAAACTAATTACTCTTGTACCCCTAACAACGTTATAACCAGAGACTATTTGATATGGGATTGGCCAAAATTGTAAGTTATTAGAAAGATTGTCTAATATAATAGTTGTAGAAGCAATAGTTGCACCATTTACATTTGCGGATCCTGGGTTTGGCGTTGGTAAAAATTCGCTAGCAACGTCATACATTGTAGTTTCATATTCATTAATAACATCAGGAACTTCACTTTCTTTATATAGTTCTATAGGTTGGTAAGGGTTTAACTTAGCAACTGAAATTTGGTCTTCCGTTGTGTAATAAGGAGTTGTAGAATCGCCTGGGAATGTATAAGCTGTAAGAGCATTTATTTTTCTAGGTTGATTTCTATTATCAGTCCAAAACAATAAAGTTTCTAATAAGTTTACTCCATATATAGGGCTTGTTGTAGAGAAATTTAAGAACGCTCCTTTAACAAGACAAGTTGGTAGGCCGCTTAAAACATTGTAAACATAAATAAAATTCTTAGCATCTGGGGAATAAGCAATTGAGCCAGCTGGATTAGTATAATCTGTTAAAAATATATAAATATTATTGTTTGTAGAATCAGTATAAGTTCCTATGCATTCTAATCCAGTAAGAGAAAGTAACGCATTAAAATCTACCGCAATTTCTGTACCTAATATATTTTGTAACGTTCCAACATTTGCTCCCTCGGATCTGCTAACTTGTAAATTCCTTGCTTCACGATATTGACCATTAGGTAATAACCTATCATCGATATCTTGATTCATTTTACAACTTATAAAATTATTTTTAATTTCTGCCATTTAATTTTAGTGTTTAATCCATTTTGATTTGCCTCTCATTACTTGGGTAATCTCTTCTAATTTAATATTGGATAATCTTATTTTTGCGTTCCTTAATTTAGCAGAACTTTCTCGTTTAAGTCTTTGCACTAAATATTCTGGTTGTTTAGAGCGCAACGATATAATTGAATGAAGTATATGGGCATACATTGCTTCTTCCGCTAGCTTTGGCACTTTTGTATCAAGTTCATAAGCAAGTCCATCAGATATATATTCTAATATAATAAGAGAGCCAACTAAATCGCTGCTAAAAGAAAATTTACCTTCTCTTTCGTTTATTGTAAAACTACCATTAAAGTTTGCATATTGTGGATCTAATCCATATCTTTCTCCATAAATAGTACTTCCGTACCCATAACCATAACCATAACCTCCATTGCCATTATATGCAAAGTTAAGATTATTTCTAATTACACCGTTATTTTGTGTATTCCATCTTTCATCAGTTAACGATGTCCCATCAATATTATCATCAAAATTACTTTGAACCGGCACTCCCAAATTATCTTGAACCGGGGTACCTGTAGGATTGCTTGTTAAGCGAGTTGGATATATGATATGTTTAACCCCTTGGTTATCAACCCATGACATTTTAACGTAATTAACATAATCTTGTGGTATTGCTAAACTTAAACTTGGAGGAACTGTTAATTCTTGTGCTTTAATACTTTTTAATGTATCATAACTAAATTCTTGTAATCCACGTTTAGCGTGGAATATAATATCTGTTCTTCTAATACTTGGAATTAATTTGTCTGCTCCTACATAAGCAACCTCAAAGTTGTTTATAAGATCATTAAGCTTTATATAAGCATAACTACCATAATTCTCTTCCACCGTAGTCCCATAAGCATCTCTGCTGCCATATGCTCCGCCATCAATGGCTTTTAATTGACATACTAAAACATCATCATAAGGAATTTTATCTAAAGGATTTACAAATGTGATTGTATTCCCTATTAAAGTATATTCTACAATTACCTCAGTATATGTAAGACCATCGGAACTAGTATATAATTTAAAATTATTTAAAGCATAGTTATCATTCGCTAGATCCCAACTGCCTAATATTAGATTTGTATCAAAAGTAAATGTAAAAGATGCCTGCCCGCCAATATCAGTTACCTGAAAACCTTGGGAACCTGCATAATATTGTCTATTAGTTTCGGTTATTAAACCGCCGTTTGGAAATGCCATAATTTATCTAGCTTTTTGAATTGATTTGTTCTGATTGAACTTGTTGTGCGGCCACTTGAATAACCTGAGGATCGTTTATAATAACACCTGCGTACATAAGTATTCTCATTATAACATGCGTTTGTTCTGATATATGAAGTTCAAAGTTTATAGATCCTGTGGAAGGAGTCGCAGGCGGGACTGTAGGCACATATGGATTTGGATCGTATATGTATTGCCCTCTACCCCCAACAACAAATCCCCATATAATGTCTAATGGTTTGCGTACAAAATTTACTGTTATACTATTAGGCTCTAAATTACTAGGACTAACAAACAGTTTTTGGTTTTCGTATAAATAAGTAGGGAATGCTTTTGTAGAAGCGGTAAGTGGAGATGTTTGAATATTATAATATTCATTTCTTTGTAGTCTATCTAATTCTACTTGTCTACCATAAGTATCTGTATACACTACAGAACCTAATCTATAGAATGTTACTGGAATTGCATAAGCATCTATAAATGGAAGAGTAAAATATGTCAAAGTATTTGGCCCAACAGTATAAGTAGCATTCCCAAATGTTTTAAATATTGCTATTTTTTCATCTAGATTTTCTACCCTATCAGCATAGTCTATATCTGTTTGAGATATTCGTAAATCTTGGTTTAAATCCTCAAAATATTTTTCAAATATTTCCAATTGAACCTGAGTTCCAATACTATTAAATTCTTGTGGTGTCATATAACCACGTTGTTCCTTATTAAGGATTAATAAAACTGTTTTGTAAACTGTATCTACGTTTATTGCCATCTTATATTTTATTATAATATTAAGGCAGATACTGTACTATTACGTACAATATCTACCTATATATTAATATTACGTATTATTCAAATTTTTTCGCTATAGACTGATAGATTTCAATACCTTCATCGGTTTTGAAGAATGCTGCCATAGCTGAATAAGGGTTTTCGTCAAACGGTACAGTCATTAACTTTTTACCATTACTAGCCCATTTAAAATCTCTTTGATCTTGAGATAGTTTAATAATATTTGCTTCACACGCTTTAATAGCGAAATTACGTAATTGTACGTTTTCATCATTAGCTAGTTCTATGAACAAACTAGGGTTGTTTCTAGCAAATAGTAACAAATCTCTTTTTATCTCCTTAGAAGTCATCTTAGATGCTTTAGATCCAACCTCAACGCGTATAATTGCTTCTGCTTGATCTATATCCATACTCATTGCTGCAGTCATTGCTTCAACTTGTAATTCTAAAATATCTAATTCATTTGTCGCTTTTACAACCGCACTAAATTCACGGTATTTTTTATTCAACATTGGATGATATAAAGATAATAATTTTTGTAAGTTTTGTTTTTCTTTAGGTACAGATAATGTACCATTTAAAAACATAATATGGCCTAATGTAGCTTCTCCTTTTTGTTCGTCAATGAACGGAGTATTCATATTAGTTGCATATCTTAATTCTCTTTGCTCTTTAGAATCCTCATCAAACCATAATAGTGGGAATCTTCTTGAGTGTCTTGAAGAAATTGTATATGTTAATGGACTATGATGTCCTGTTAACAAATAAGTTCTATCTTTAATTTCCCACGTTTCAGTGGGTTGTATTTTTTCTTTTGACATGATATAATATAATTAATTAATTGTTTTTAAAAAAATAAAAATTACCCCCACAATATTGCAGGGGTAAGATTTACAATAAATATTTAGTTTACTACAGAAGTAAACAATACGAAGTTATTAGCTCCTTGAACACATAAACATCTTTCAGATAAGAAGTTTACCTCCATTGCATCAAGATCAGATGTGTAAGCTCCTCCAACAGAACCAGTTACCCAAGATTTCATTCTTCTATCATCAGCTTGTGCAGCTCTATAACGAACGTGTAAGAATGGTCTACGGATATTAGTTCCTAAGATTTGATCGTATACAGTAGATGTTCCAGCAGGAACAAGAACTCCATCAATACCGGAATTTGCAACAGCTCCACGAGTAGATGCATCATTTAAGTATTTCCAGTCAGTTTTATAGAAATCATAAGAACCTCTACGGAAACCTGAGAATCCTAAGTTTAAAGCCATTTCTTCAGAGTTTTCGAACAAACCGTAAGCAACACCACCATTAGCTCCAGAAGATAATGCAGCAAGCATATCATCAAAGTCAAGAGAAGTTTGACGGTTTAAGAATAACATATTTTCTTCAATAGCTCCTTGAGTATCTAAGTTTTTCAAGATTGAATCAAACTCTAATAAACCATTTGCTGCAGAGAAGTTATTCAATACATTTCCTCTCTCTTGAACAGCAGAGAAGAAACCTTGAGTACCTTTTTTACCAGCATTAGCTGCGGCTGATTGAATACCACTATTTTGAGTAGTTAAAGCTAATTCACCCTCAACAACAGACATTTCAAGATAATCTTCAAAACGCAATCTTGTTTCAGACTCAGCTTTCAAATACCAGTAGAATCCACCAGCACCGTCTTCAGTAGCAATTTCTACCCATCCTACTTGTGCAGTATCAGATCCATTAACAACATATTTGTTACGGATAATGATTGGAGAGTTAGAATATTGAGTGAAAGAAGGAGTAATTGATTGATAATCATCAGTAGATAAAGTAGACCCTTTAGCATACTCAGAACCAAAAACAAAGATTTTAACTAAATCACCAGCGGTAAATGTTGGAGTTAAAGCAGCCGTGGTATAAGATGCAACATCTACAAGCCCACTCCCAGGAGTTGGTTTACTAGTTACAACCGCTTTTAATTCAACGCCTGTAGCAGGGTTCATAATAACAATTGTTTGATTGATAGAAAGCACATTAGCTACATAATCAGTAGGATTTGCAGGAGTAAGATCAACAGGGATGCTGATTGTATTTCCGTCAATAACCTCTACATCATTGTAGGCAACGTGTAATCTATTTTGTTCTGACCAGATAACTTGATCTGAAGTCATTGGCATTTCTGCCCCAACCATACGCAAGAATCCAGAAAGTGTTCTGTTTCCGTAACGCTCTACTTCAGCTTCATAGATTTCAGGTAAATATTGTTGTGCGAAAGATGAAAAATCAGGATTAGTTGGATCCGTGAAATTCAAATAGTTTGTGTTTAAAGCTTGTTGCTTCTGAGAAGGAACAATACTTCCGAAAGTAGGCGTAACTGCTGCCATAATTGTTTAAATTTTAATTGTTAAATTTTTTTATTTTTAATTTTGTAGAATCAACCCCGTTAATTGCTTTAACTTTAAATCCATTAACAAAAATTTCCCCAGAAGACGTTTGTCTAGGAGTTGTCGTAATGTTGTTAGATTTTGCAACAACCTCTTTAATAGCATCGGCTTTACCTTGCTCATAAAAATGATTTGCAATTGTGTCTGCGTTTTCTGCGGCATACATAGCTTTATGATACCCTTTCAAATCTACTACATCCCCTTTTTCATTCAAGAACTTCTTGATTAGGTTTGTTATATTTGATTGTTTATCGGCCACAACTTCTGTATTCTGAATTCCATATCTAAAATTCTTTTCACCCAGTTTAAAATCAAAACCTTTGAATTCTTGAGTAAAGAAACTTTTAGTATCATCCTTGAACTTTGAATGTTGTGTCACTACATTTTGTTGTTCTTCAGTGTATCGGTTAAAAAAGTCTGTAGCTTTTTGTTGGTCTTTGGATACCGATGGTTTCAACTTGATTTCATCGTAATATTTTCCTTTAAGATCCTCTAAAAAGTTTCTAGCTTTTGCAACTTCTTCTTTAAAGGCGAGTTTCTTTTTCCTAATGTCTCGCTCATCGTCTTCGTCTTCATCATAACTGAATTCATCTTCCATTAAAAAATTAATTTCTTCAGAATCTAAATGCGGCCTTGACTTTTTATAATATTCTTTTAATAATGCTTCGTTATTGATAGAGGAGTAATCATGGTTTAATCTAACATAATCCTCTACTGTTCCGCCTGTTTCCTCCATAAAGGATACCAGTTTATTAATATTTTCTGGCAATAGCTTACCTGTACTCTCCGTATTTGTAATAGCCTCATTTGCTTCCTCAACTAATGTTTGTGATGCGCTAGCAACCTCTTCATCAGTTACTTCCTGCATTATAACTATTTCTTCTTGGCTAACTTGATCGGCAATTGGTTTAGTTTCGGTGTTTCCTTGGACCACTTCTTGCAGTCCCACTTTGGATCCTTCGCTGCCCAACAAGCTTTCATTTGTGCTTTGCTCTTGAATGGCATTTTCGTCTACTTTTTTAATTGATAAATCTACTCTTGCAATTTCGTTAGGTTTAGTTAACTTTTTCATAGGGGCTTTCTTCTTTTGAAGTTTAAATTCCCCCTCTTGCTTTACGTTTTCTGACATGATATAATAATATAAAATTAGTTAATAAGTATTGTTACATACTGAACATTCCCCCTAAATCATCTGAAGATTCAAAATCTTTGGGCATTGCGTTATTTTTTCTTTGGTCTATTAATTCTGATTGTTGTGTGGCTTGTATTTTTGTTCTTTGGTCTTTTCTATTTTCTGCGTCGTCTTGTAATTGTTGCTTCGTTTGTATATGTGCTTGGGCTAATTGTAAGTCATATCCAAATTGTTCTGCCATTAATTGTTTCTTAATTAATAACTCTTGTTGCATTCTTTGTATTTCAAATTGAGATTTAGATTGCAATACTTGTATTTCTGTTTGTGCTAATGCTTGTTGTTTTTGAACCTCCGCCATTGCGGCTGCCTCTGAAGCATCAGCATTTGCTTGAGATTGCATTTGTATATTAGCTTGTTGATTTGCTTGATCTCTTTCTAATTTTTTCTTTCTTCTATATTTTAAAGATTGATTAGCAAGTTTAAGATTTCTAATTTGTCTTAAATCAATTACATCTTCTAAATCAATACCTCCAGATTGTAAAGCAACTTGAATATTTTGTTCTAATTGTGCTTTTTCTTCTTCTTCTGGTTCTAATTCTAAATAGATACCAAAATCATGTAGGTTTAAATTCTCCAATTCTTTTAAAGTTTCTACATTAGATATAGATATACTTTCAATAAGAGATTGTTTTGTCAATGGATAGTTTAATGAATCATTAATCCTAAGCGAAACATTTTCACATACTCTCAATGTTAAGAATAAACTTGATTGTAATATATGTCTAACTGCTGTATTTGAATTTGCCGCAGCCATTTTTTGCAACCCTACCAATGCGTCTCTGTCTGGCATACTGCCGTCTTTTGCTTCATTCAATCCTGTAACATCCCTAATCATTTGTAAGTAATATTGGTATGTACTTATTAATGAAGAAATTTTTGCATTACCAGAAGATGTTTGTAATTCTTGAATAGGCACCTTACCAGGATTTTGACCACCATCTTGCGTTTGGGATCTACCTACAATGCTACCTGTTTGGAAATACATGTTTAAAGCCTCCGCAGCATTATAATTTGTACCATTGCCTAAATCAACTTCAGCAAGTCCATCAACATCCACAAACACTCCATCAGGAACCATTCTAGATAAT